CGGCCTGCTGGCCGCCACTCCGTCCCACTCGACCAGCACCCTGCAATGGACCGTCGCCTACGACCTCGACGCCAAGACCGGGATCATCACCACCCGCGGCCGCACCGCCCAAGCCCGAACCCTCACCCTCGACGGAATCCAGACCGCCGCCTCACCCGTGACCGTCAGATACGACGCCAACGGTGGCAGGGGCACGATAACGGACATGACCGGCAATCCCGGAGACCAAATCGACATACCCTCCACGGGCGTGACCCGCAGCGGATACACACTGGCCGGCTGGAACACGAAGGCAGACGGCACGGGCGCAAGCATCCCGGCCGGTTCGTACACGATCCCGGCCGACGCCACGGGCGCCATCACCCTGTACGCGCAATGGCAGCGGACGAACACCACGCCGACCGACCCGGACGCGAACGGCCTACCGGATCGTCTGGTCAACGGCAGCTTCGAATACCCAAACGACTATCCAAGCTACTGCCTGTCGAACGTGGCGATCCACAGCCTGTCGGCCGACGGCAGGATGGACTGCGTGGACTGGATCAAGAAGGACGCCAACGGCAAGCCCGACGATTCGAAATACACGCAGAAATCGTTCACGATCAACGGGTTCGACCAGAAGAGATTCGGTTGGCGGTCGAGCCAGACCGCCAACTCGCCCGACGGCCGAGGCAGCGTGGAACTACGTTTCGGCGTACGCGACAAGCAGGACGCCATACGGCCGAACGTGCCGGCGACCCGCCGTGCCAACCAGTATTCCGAGATCGTGGCCGAACAGGAAGGCGCCTACATCTACCAGGACATCAGAACCGTCCCCGGCCACACCTACCACTGGAACCTGGCCCACGCCTCATACACGAACTCCAAGGACGGGTTAGGCAAGGAGTTCCTGAACAACCCGGACTGCATGAGCGTGGTCATCGGACCCGCTCCGACGGCCGGCGGAACGTTCAGGGGCGTCGCCCAGCAGGCGCGGCGTCTGGCGGACGGTGCCGGCAACGACAAGGCCGGGGACACGGGCACCAGCTTCTGCAGCACGGTCGACGAGGCCGCGGTCTCGCGCGGCGACCTGACCCTCGACTACGACACCGGCAAACCCACCGTCAAAACCCGGAACAATTCCTGGGAACGCTACGCGGACCGCGACGGATACGTCGCCACCAGCACCGTCACCCGCTTCACGTTCAAGAGCGTGAAACAATACTCGGTGATCCACGGCAACCTGATCGACGACATCCGCTTCAGCGAGGACACGACCGTCACCTACCACGCGAACACCGGATCCGCCGCCGACCCGAAATGGACGGACACGACCATCGCCGGCGACTACACGATCGTCGGCAACACGCACAACCGGTTCACACGCGACGGCTACGAATTCCAGGGATGGAGCCAGGACCCGAAGGCCACGGCCGCCAGCCTCCGGACCGGGGACATCATCGACGTGCCCCAGGCGGGCGCGGACCTGTACGCGGTCTGGAAACGGGTCAAAACCGAGCCTACGCCTGTGCCCACACTGCCCCAGACCGGCGGCATGCTCGGCCTGATCGGCGGCCTGGTAGCCGTCATCCTCCTCACCGGAGCCGGCATCGCGTTCAAACGCCGAGGGTAAGTCTCCTGCTGACACGGGTAAACGGACGTTTCCCTGACTATACGGTAGGAGGATTCCATCGTCATGGGTCCTCCTACCGTATGGTTACATCAAGATCCAGCCGATAAAAAAGGAATCATGGGGTGACTCTGCTGTCCCTTGCGGTTGAAGGTTGAGCTCGCCGCGACCAAAACGTTGCGCGTCCATAAGGGCAAGGATGAGGTCACGCTCCTCACTTGCACCGGTCAGGGGAACACTATGCGTTTTCTGGTCACGGGGGGAGCGTAACAGCATGCCTGACCAGGTTCCTTTGCCGGGGATGCCCCGGGTGATATGAAGCAGACTGCTCTTGTTTCCGGTATCATTGTGGCGGGGGGTGTTGGCTGTTGGTTTTCGCTTTGTCGTGGTCGGCGTGTTTCGGGTAGGCACATGTCTTGCTGACGAAAAAAGGTGGTAGCAATTTGCATTAGTAAAAATTTATGTTACTATCTGTAGGTGGAAAACATACAACGCCTCCCAAGGAACACAAACCCCAAAAGAGACACGACCAAGGAAAGAAGAGATCTTTCATGAAACGCAGCAATCTCACCAAGATCGCAGTGGCAAGCACAGCCGTAATGGCCACCCTCGCCTCGCCTGCAATCGCCATGGCCGACGAAGCCACAACCACAGACAACCAGACCAAGCAGGCCATCGCACAGGCGCAGGACAGCGTCGCACAGGCCCAGCAGAGCACAGCGGAAGCCAATCAGGCCATCGCACAGGCATCCCCGACCGGCGTGACCGAAGCACAGGCCAAGGCCGACGCCGCCGCAGCCGCACTGGACACCGCCAAGCAGAACCTCGACAACGCCGCCGCCCAGCAGCAGACAGCCGCAAACAACCAGCAGCAGGCGCAGGCGAACTACGACGATGCCAGCAAGGCCCAGCAGCAGGCCGCACAGGATGCGACCGACACGGCCGACAAGATCGCCGCCGCCCAGCAGGCCGCGAACAACGCTTCCAACGCCATCAACGACGCCAACAAGGCCATGCAACAGGCCTCCGACGGCCAGTCGAAGGCAGAAGCCGACAAGCAGGCCGCGCAAGCCGCGAAGGATGAGGCCACGGCCGAATCCGCCTCCCATCAGAAGGACGCCGACAAGGCCCAGACCGACATCGACGCGGCCGACAAGCAGGCCACGGACGCGCAGAAGAAGGCCGATCAGGCGGATACCGCCATCAGTGATGCGCAGAAGAAGGCCGACCGGGCCGACGCGGACGCGAAGCAGGCCGCGAGCGACAAGGCAGCCGCCGAGAAGGAGCTGGCCGCGGCCAAGCAGCAGCAGGCCACGGCGACCGGCGACAAGACGAAGGCCGACGAGGCGGTGAACGCCGCGCAAGCCAAGCTGGCCGCGGCCGAGCAGGCCGAGGCCAAGGCGCTTGAAGCCAAGCAGAAGGCCGATGCCAAGGTCGAGCAATTGTCCAAGGATGATGGAGGTCTTTCCGACCTGGCCGCGAAGCTCAAGGCCGCGAAGAAGGCCGCAGCCGATGCCGCCACCGCCCAGCAGAAGGCCGACCAGGCGCAGAAGGACGCCGACAAGGCGGCATCCGACGCTTCGGCGAACGCCACGGCGAAACGGCAGGCCGCCGAACAGGCGAAGGCCGAAGCCGACCGGCTGAAGCAGATCGCCGACCAGGCGCAGTCGAAGCTCTCGCAGGGCGCCGTCGCCTACTTCGGCGACAGGAACGCGTCCGACGCGGTCAAGGTCCTCACCGACAAGGACACGACGCTTTACCTGTCCAGCATCCAGAACGGGGGGAAGGGCGACGCGACCAGCATCGACAACATGATCGCGTCCCTCGCGTTCATCAAGGAGATCAACCAGCTTCGCGCCAAGGAAGGTCTGGCGCCGTTGAAGGTGTCGGACACGCTCATGGCGATGAGCATGGCGAACGTCGACTGGTCCGACGACAACATCGGCCATTCCGGCCAGTTCAACGTCGGCGAGAACATGGCCTGGGGGTACAAGGACCCGTTCGACGGCTGGTACACGACCGAGAAGGCCAATTACGAGAAGGACATGACCGACGGCGTGCTGGACGGCAAGGACAAGGACGGGAACGCGGTGGGCGAGACCGGCCATTATCTGAATGTCGTCAACAAGGGCTACACGGTCACCGGTTTCGCGATCAGCCAGAACGGGACGCTCGGCTACGGGACCACGCACGGGCAGACGTTCCAGTACGCGGCCCCCGACCAGTCGGGGCGTGTCATGGACGTGGACGCGTATCTGGCGGATCTGACCGCATGGCGTGATTCGCTGACCAACGCGGACGCGAACTGGCAGGCCGCATTGTCCAAGAGCAAGCAGGCCGCACAGGACGCCTCCGCCGCGGCCAAGGCGCTGGCCGCCGCCCAGCAGTCCGCGCAAAAGGCCGCTGAGGAAGCCCAGCAGGCCGCACGGAAGGCCAAGGATTTGCAGGCTGCCGCCGACGAGGCGCAGAAGGCGTATGACGAGGCCGTGAAGGCGAACGAGGACAAGGCCAAGGCGTTGGAGGAAGCCAGGAAGGATCAGACGGCGAAGAACGAAGCGTACTCCGCCGCCCAGCAGGCCACCAAGGAAGCCCGGTCCGAAGCCGCCACCGCCGCCGACGCCCAGACCGCAGCCCAGACGGCAGTGGACAAGGCGAACACGGCAGTCGCCGCCGCACGGGCGAAGATCGATACCGCCGACAAGCTGGCCCAAACCGCCGCCAAGAACAAGACGGATGCGGAAGCCGCGATCAAGCAGGCGAACACGGACAAGACGAAGGCCGCAGCCGACCTGGCCGCCGCCAAGACCGCGAAGGCCGAGGCCGAGAAGGCCAAGCAGGCCGCGATCGACGCCAAGACCGTTTCCGACGCGAAGGTTGAAGCCGCCGCCAAGCAGGTCAAGGCCGCCGACGAGGCCATCGCCAACGCCAAGGCCGCATACGCGAAGGCGAAGGACGACCTCAACACGGCCACCGGCAAGCTCAACGACGCCCAGAACACCATCAAGCGTCTGCAGAACGCCGAGGAGAACCTCAAGAAGGCAAACGCGAAGCTGACGGAAGCGCAGTCCAAGCTGGATGAGGCGAACAAGGCCAAGGATGAGGCCGACAAGGCATACGAGAAGGCCAAGGCCGACTATGACGCCAAGCTCGCCGACAAGCAGGCGTCCGACAAGGAGCTCGCCGCCGCCAAGCAGGCCGAAGCCGAAGCCCAGAAGAAGGCCGAGGAGGAAGCCAAGAAGCAGCAGGAAGCCCAGAAGAAGGCCGACCAAGCCAAGAAGGATGCCGAAGCCAAGAAGCAGAAGGCCGAACAGGCCAAGAAGCAGGCTGCAGGTGTGACGAACAATGGTCTGGCCTCCACCGGATCGGACACCACCGCAATCGCCACGCTGGCGGCGATCATGACCATCGCCGGTGCTGGCTGCGTGCTCGTGCGTGTACGTTCCGCCAAGCATGCCGATGGATGGCATGCAGTCGAGGACTGATTCTCACCGCACCAAACGTGTTTTGCCCGCCTTCGACCCGAAACAGGGGAGAGGCGGGCAAAACCGTATTCCCACATACCGAAGCAAAACGGTAGCTTCTTTTGTTACTATCAGAAAAAAGTCAGTGAATTGCGTGAAAGGGTCTGGCTATGAACGATGTAGGCCATGCGCCACTCCCAGGCGACGTGCTGCTACACCAATACCTGCAACCGAACAACATCACCATGTACCGTCTGGCGAAAGCCATGAACCTGCCACAAATCACTGTCAGTGGAATAATACGCGGGAAAAGACGCATCACCACAAGCCTCGCATACCATCTTGCCTACGTGTTGGGCACATCACCGGAATACTGGCTGGAATTGCAGATGAATTACGACATTGAAAACTACGACAAATTCGACGAAAGCGGACTGACGGTCCTCATTGATAATACGGTCGGCGACACTGTCCAATCAGAACGATGACGAGCCGAAGTATCCGCTAACGCCAGTTTCGTTCATGTTCAATTTGATGGCCTCGGTTCCGCCAATTTGTTTTTCCGCTGCCGCGCATTGTACTGCTGAGAATATTCTGTGCCGGCGCTTGTCCTTGTGTTTGCTCCCTCGGAGTGGCTGAATAAGGCTCGTTTCCATTGGTTTGCGTTCATGGAATTCTTTCTAGCTGGGAGAGCGGACTTCTTATTGAGAGTGATTCTTATCTGACATAATCTACATTATCGGCTAAAAGAGGATTTAGAATAATACCTCCTAGAAAAGTTCGTTTTGTATTGGTTTGCTGAGCCGTGCGTGGATCAGCTTGATATAGTCGGGGTCGAGTTCGCTTGCCGTGCATTGCATGTGTTCCAGCAGGCATGCCTCCAATGTGGTGCCGCTGCCGGCGAACGGCTCCAATACGAGGCCACCTTCCGGAGTGATGAGACGGACAAGCCAGCGCATGAGTTCGACCGGTTTGACTGTCGGATGGAGGATGCCGTCGACTTTCGGCCGTTCGGACGGTGAGGCTTTCGGACAATACCTGAAAACCGGGTAGAATCGACTCGCGCCGCCCATATCGTCATATTCGGCACCCGTATGGGTCATGCCCCAACCGTCACCGGGTTTCGTGCTTGCGCGTGGTTTGCCTTTTCGACTGACGGTGATGCCGGACTGTCGGTCGAGTTCCTTGGCCGTGGATTGGTCGAACAGCATGTTCGGCGCGAACCGGGCTTCGGCCGTGTAGTCGGTGCGATCCGCTTTGTCCGCACCATATACATGGTTGTCTCTCGGCCCGGAGCCGAACCGTCCATGCTGGTTCTTGCCCTTCGACTCCGCCTCATCCGCCGTGTTGCGGAACGGGACGCGGCATGCGTCGATATGCAGTGCGCCCGTCCCGTATTCGAACAGATTGTGGGCGAGATTCCCGTCCAACGGCTTGCGGGCCAGGCAGATCGGCTCGTGCGCGGGCTTCAACTGGCTGTACCAGCCCTTGAACGGCTTGGCAGTGTCGGATGGTTCGCGGATGAGATTGTCGTGTGCCTGGAATCGTTCTCCCGGCACTCCCCCGGTCTCCGAGGCGTGCTCGCCTATGACCGGCAGCTGTTTGAACGTGTCGGACGGTTGGCCTTTGCGTACGTTCAGCCGTTCGACTTCGCCGTCCATCGCATCGTCCAGGTCGAGCAGTGTTTTCAGTCGCGACCATTGGGCGACGGAGGGAAGGCTCGGCTGCGAGTCCGTGTCGCGCGCCGCCCAATGGTCGATCAGACGCGGATTGCAGTCGAATGCGGACGCCAGGTCTTTCGACGCTAGGCCTTTCGCGTCCATCGCGGCGCGGATGAACCGGCAGACGCGGCGGGTCGGCTCCAGGTCCTCGCGACGCTCCCGGTCGATGAGTATGGCTGCGTCTGAACCATGCGGCATGCCGCTTGCGTACACCCAGTCGACCTGGTCGCGGATTTCGAAGCCCGCATCCTCGATCGCGCCGGCGAGCCGATGGTACGTGCGGCTCGCGGCGAACGCGGCAACATGCCCGCCCGGCTTCAGAACGCGCAGGATGCCGCGCCACAGATCCACGTCGAACGCGATGCCGGTCCGGTCGAATCCCCGGTTCATGAAACCAATCTCATACGGTGGGTCGGTGACGACCGCATCCACGCTGTTGTCCGGTAAGGAGGCGATGAGTCGGCGACAATCCCCCTTGTATAGGCGGAGGTCGTCGCCTAAATCTTCCAGCTCGATCAATGTCGGAACCGTTTAGAATTCCGGGTCGGCGCCGTCGCCGTTCGAATCCGTGCTGGCTGGCGTGGTCGTAGCCCACGGATCCATCGCGGGCTGTGAGGGTGCCGCAGGTTGCGCCGGTGTCTGTGCGGGAGCCTGTTGGCCGTAACCCTGCTGCTGGTAGTTGTTGTATGCGCCTTGCTGATAGCCGTTGTTCGGCTGCTGGTATCCGCCGCCGTAATTGTTCTGCCGGTAGCCGTTGCCGTTGGACTGTTGGCCGCTGGTCTTCTGGAATTGCGTGACGCCGAACCGGAGGCTGGGGCCAAGGTCGGTGACGATCATTTCAAGATTGCTGCGCTGTTGGCCGGTGTTCTTGTCGGTCCAGCTGTTGGTTTTCATGTATCCGGTGGCTACCACGCGCATGCCCTTATAGCAGGAGCGCATGATGTTCTGGGCAAGGTCTCCGAATGCGGCGCACCGCATGAATACGGCATCCCCATCCACTGTCTGCCCGTTACGGTCACGTCGACGCGTATTGTGCGCGATGGTGAAAGTGACCGTGTCTCCCCTCTGCTCGGGGTTTGCGGTGATATTGCCTACGAGTGTGAGTGTCGGCTCTCCTGCCATGGGTTCCTGGTCTCCTTATTTTTTCTATGTGAACATATTCAGTATAACAAGCATATACGAAGAAAAGGCATGTCGGATAAGCATCAGGACAGAGGAGAAAAACCTGACACCAATCCGACATACCCCTTTTAGCAGGATGGGCTCACTCCACTGCGGCGGAATGAGCCCATCAAGGTTTCTATCCGATCAGCGTGACCGTCTTACAGGCGGATACGCTTCCTCGAACCAGCCAGAGCGAGAGCGATACCAGCTCCGGCGAGGCCCCCGGCCCACAGGAGCATCGGGGTGCCGACACCAGTGGAGGCGAGACCCTTCTCCTTGACGAGCACAGTCTCGTTCGACTTGCGCGCGTCACCGTAGGAGATAAGCTTGCCGGACTTGTCGTACACCTTCTCACGCCAGTAGTAGGTGCCGGTTTCATGCACGGTCACGGTCGGCGAGTGGGCTCCGTCCACGGCATCGACCTTACCGGTGACGGTGATGAGCACGTCTCCCGACTGGTCTCCGTTGGCCTGCTTCCACAGTTCGAATTCGGCCTTGGCTGCCTGCTCGCAGTTCTTGAGCAGGAGCTCGTCGTGCAGGTCGGCCTTACCGTTCTCGAACGTGACCTCACCCTGCGACTTGGTGGACACCTCGCACTTCGGCACGTCGGGCTTCTTGCCTTGGACGCGCACGATTTCGGATGCGAGGCCGAAAGCGTGCTGCACCCTGCCGTGGGTGAGCTGACGCCATGCGAGGGCGGTGAGCGGATTATGGTTCTGGTCGCCGGTCAGACTCGGGGTCATGACCCAATGCCAAGCGTAGGTGCCGGTGTCAGTCAACGTGAACGAGTCGGTCGTGTAGGTGCCGAACTTGGTGACGTCCTTGATGTCAGCCTCGTGAACCTTCACCGCGTTTTCGGGCACGGTGTCGGTTTCCTCGATCGCGGAGGACGGGTCGTCACTCACCTTGTAGAGGACGCCGTGGAAGTCGAGGCTGAGCGGGGTGCTCTTCGCGGTCTCGCCTTCGGTGACGTTGGTCTCCGGGTAGGTGGGCCACACGTCCTTTTCGTTGGTCTTGGCGACGACGAGCTTGTCGATGGTGGTCTCCCCCGCCTTGACTTCCTTGCTGGACACTGTGGAGTCGAGCTTCGGGGTGAGGCGGAACATGACGGTCTCATCCGCAGTGAACGGAGCCTCATGAACATCCTTGGCGAACGGATAGTCCTTGGACGGTTTGATACCGGTCTGGCTTTCCGTGTCCTGATCCTTGTTCGCGATGTCGAACACGAACGTGGCGTATCCGGATGGCAGGTTCGTCAGATCCACACCATCCTCGGCCTTCCATTGGGCGACAGGCTTGTCCTCGTCACTGCTGGAAATCAGGTAGTCGCCGGCCTTGTTCGTGGTGAACGTCGCGGTGGCGAGCTTCACGGCCTGCTTGGGCAGTTCGACGGTCTTGCCTGCGGCGGTATCCTTCTGAGCCTGTTCGGCCTGTTCGCGGGTCATACCACCGTAGATGGCGCCATTCACGGTAAGCGTGATTTGGTTGTCTTCCGTTTCCTTGCCTTCGCCCTGGCCGTCCTTGGTGTGCAGCCAGTCCTGGGTGTCGACCTTGCCGTCACCGTTCACGTCGGTCACGCCCAGCGTGACCTTATCACGGATGACGCTGCCCTTTTCAAGGTAGACGACATCGGTCTTGTCGGATGCCTGAGCGGAACCGATTTGCACGCTCGGACGTTCGGTGCCGTCGGCGCCGGTCACCGTGCTCTGATCATTCTTGTAGGCGTCGCTCACACTCGACTTGATGGTCGGCTGCATGTTGCGCACATGCTGAGTGGATTCCGCTTCCAGCACGTTGTCAGACCAGTCGTAGTCCGTGGACAGGTACTGCCTCATGTTGGCGTCCTGCATGTCGGGCGTGATCTCCCACACCCACGTGTACCAGCCGGTGTCCGGCAGGCTCGACGGGGTGGCTCCCGGGTGGGCCTTCATGAAACCGGGGTCCATGGTGATGGAGGAGGCGTCCACATGACTGGTGGCGCCGTCCCTGTCGCCGGCGGCGGTCGCGGTCGCGGCCTTCACCCCGTCCCTGACGGTCGTCCGGCCCTCGACCGGCTTCTTCGCGAAGTAGTAGAGGGTACCGGTGCTCTTGATGGTCGCGCCCTGGATCCAGTCGCCGCCCGTCGGGTCCACATGCCAGGTCAGATCATCCTCGGGCGCATGCCCGTATTCGATGCGATGATCGGTCTGGTTGGATTCGATGGTCGGCTTGAAGTTGTTCCGCACCTCGAACTGGATGTTCTTGGACACGATCTGGGGGTCGGTCGGGGCCATCAGATCCTGGTTCGGGGAATTCAGCCTGATGGCCTGCGGATTCTTGTAGGTAAGTTTATAAGTAACTTTGCCGTTGCCGGTCGCTGTCCAGGCGATGTCCTGCTTCTTGTTGGTAGTGGTTCCCGTGATGGCGGTCGAGTTGTTCTGGTCGAACACGGCCGGGCCGTTCAGGGTCACGGTGTACTGGAGCCCGGACACGTACTGGCCGTTCCCGTTCATAATGCTCGGGGTGACTAGGCCTTTGCGTTGGCCGATCGTGTACTGGTATTTCATGTCGAGGTTCGTGGGCGTGCCGTTGACCGCCTCATTCCACAGACTGTCCATCTTCGCCGCGTACGTGTCCCAGCCGATCCCGTCTTTCCAGCCGAGGCGTTGGATGCCATTCAGGTATTCGTTGCCCATCGGGTCGAGCTTCCTGTGGACCAGGCCCGCGATCGCGGCCTGCGTGAGGTCGTCCCTGTCATTGTTGTACTTGTTGGTCAGCCAGGCGAGCTTCTGCGCGTCCGGCTTGGTCCTCTCGTCGGTCCAATCGCCCCACGTGCCCGACGTGCCCGTGTAGAGCACGTCGGCCTGGATGCAGTACGCGTTCTTCCCGTTGACCCTGTCGACCACGCCGAGCGACTGCTCCATGTTCGGATAGGAGACCCCGTTGCTGAACGTGAGCGTGCCCAGGTTCGTCCACAGGCCCGGGTTGCCGTTCTGAATGGAGCGTTCAAACGGGTCACGCATGTCGGCCGCGTCCGCCGTGCCCGCCACGAGCATGCCCGCCGCCAAAGTGGCGACGGCCGCACTGGCCGCCGCGATCGTGCGGACCACATGTCGGATTGTGGAACCGCGAGTGGGATTGTTGTTTCTCCCCATATCGTCTCCTCTGATAGGAAGGATATTTTGTCGCCAGTGATGGTCACTGGACTCTTGCGGTTTTTACCATAACTTCAAATCTTGTAATTAACCGGTTTTTTATTGAAATTGACCGATATTTTTTGTGAGCGGCCACCTTACCATTGCGCTTGCAAGCGCATATCATTGGATGCATTCTGAAATTGTCCACGAAACAAGGCCTGATCGGCGACCGTGTATTGGAGACACGGTTCAGCCTGTCAGTCAACGACATAGTATAAGGAAAGACAAATGAATTAGAAAGAAGAACCTATGAACATGAACGTCACGCCACCGGTTGAGCCGGTGACGGAATTCGAAGTCCACCTACCTCCGGATCGTAAGCATCCGAAGTGGCTGGTTCCGTTGATTGCTGGGGGTACTGCCGTCGTTGTTTTGGCGGCTGTCGGCACCGGTGGATACCTGTATTGGAACCATAATCAGTTGACGGCGGCTTCAGAGGAATGCGCCACCTCATACGACAAGGCGGTGAAGGCGCAGAAGAAGCTGACGGAGTATCTGGAGTCGGATGCGGTGAAGACCGCAATCACGGTCAAGGATTCGGAGGTCAAGGACGCGAAGACGGTCGCCGTATTGACCTCGACCGTGAAGGCCGCTTCGACCACGAAGACCGATATCCCCGGATGCCCGGCGGATGGGTTGAAGGGCATCCGGGCGGCGGCCGCGCAGCTCGACAAGACCGCGGACGTATACGCGAAGACCGTGAACGAGATCAGGGGCAAGGCGGATGCGGTCAACGCCTCGAAGACCGACAAGACCGTCGCCGACGCGACCAAGGTCCTGAACGTCTCCAAGGGCAGGGTGGAGGACGACAAGGTTCGCACCGCATTGGAGAACGCCATCGAATCGAAGGACGAGAAGGCGATCTCGGATGCGGTGAAGGCGGTCAACGACTCCGTCAGGGCGAAGTCCGATGCGGACGCGAAGGCCAGGGCCGAAAAGGAGAAGCAGACGGCAAGCCAATCCCAGGCCTCGGATAATGGTGGTAATCCCGCAGGTGATACGACCAGCGGCTACACCGGATACACGGGCGGCGGATACACGCAATCCCAGGGCGGCGGATACACGTACACTCCTCAGCAGCCCACAGGTGGTTCGACCGGCGGCGGCTATACGCCAACACCCCAGCCGACACCGCAGCAGCCCTCCCAGGGCGGAAACAGTGGATCCGGTGTCTCTTCTCCTTGGGACACGGGCGGAGATGTCTCATTCTGCGGTGTACTTGGAAGCGATCCTGTGCCCTGCTGATTCTTTTCCTTCCTGTTTCCTTTTCGGATGGGGTGGCGTGTTCCATACGTGGATCGCGCCACCCCTATCTGCGCGACTATCTAAAGGAACATGCAGTCCATCATCAGACGAAAAAGGACATTGCTAAAGCTCAAACGGAAGATTGAATCTCTTAGGACTTTAGGGGCTTCTCTTTGCCTTTGACTGGTTCAATGGGGGTCATGGGTATTTTTTGGAAAATCAGTAAATGGTATAACCGATACCAGTTCCTCATGTGGGCTGCAGGAATACTGACCGCAGTGGCCGCTCCCCTAGTCGGCTACGCATCCTATTTTCTCGGCATCAACAACCAACGTGCAGAACTATTATTGGACAGTCCCGAATACGCGAACGACATGACAGCGGCGAATGTCATCCAATGGCTGACCGGCCAAGCACACAGCTACGGTCGAATCCTCGGCATCATCGCCATCATCGGCACACTGCTCATCATCTTCTGCATCACATTCACCATCATCGGCTGGATCGGCCGACGCACCGAAATCAGCGGCACCGACCAATCCAGCGAAATACGGGAAAAAGGCCGGCGCAAAGCCGAGACGGAAGAACAATACGATGACTACGGGCAGCCAGCAGAATACTGATCACGCGCCTTGCCAGTGGTCTGCCGGTCGGCTCCGACCTCGAATACGCCGACGAAATCACCCTCGGCCGAGCCCTAGCCGGCCGTAGCGAAGCCTAATGATGTTCTCCTTTTGCCCAGTCGGTTAGCGTGTCTAACGTATCGATTCCATCCTGCCGATGCGTCTGATCCAAGCTCGACCAATAGTCGGAATCTGCAGCAAGTAACTCATGCAAGCGCAAAATTCGTTTGCGGTCATTGGAACTATGGAGCCTTTTTGCTTCCTCATCTGGACTGTCGATTAGAGAGAGCAGCAATGCAGCGTCAATGAGATGGCGGTCTCTTCTAGCTGTCTTATCGACTTCCCACGCAGCGCTCTTCAGCATCAATGCGCCGAGTAGATCAGGAATTGCGATGGATGCGGATTGCTGGTCATATCTAAGTTGAAGTCGCATGCTTCGTTTGATGGCCTGACCACCTCCGGGCATACCGCATAATCTCATTCCCGAAAGAGTGGCACCTTCTCTTTTTTTCTTTCCGTACAGATAATCCGTTACCAGTATGTCCACTTTGTCGTGGGCAGGGTTTTCAAATCGAGTTGCATATTTAGTTAGGGCGTCTTTTTGCAACCTGTATCCCATAGTGGCAAGATAGCTTTCCATCTGTGTGGCTATTCGATCATAGGTCAGGATATTCAATAAAAAGTCAGCGTCGGTGGTAGGGCGGACAGGAAGCCCGTGGAGCATGGCATGCGCTTGAACCATCAGACCGCCAGTGAGTAGCCATTCATCAGACGTAAAATGCTGAGCGACGGCAAAGACCGTACTCCACGGTTGAGCCTGGGCCGAAATATCGATTGTATTCATCGGCTGTCCTTACCCTTGTTATCGGATTGGAAACGGGATAGTAATTGCGTGAGCTTATCAAAACCGGCACCGCATTCTCTGACATCTAGTGAATCGGCGAGATCGGCTGAGCATACTCCGATTGGCATATTTCCGGAACCATTCGGAATGTAGGAGGATACATGCAATCTGACGTTTGCGGGTTGAAAGTCAGAACGCAGTTTTGCCTGTTCGACTATTCGCTGCAGATCGCTTTCCAGCAGATATCCTTCCACGTCGCTTGTTTCAGTCAAATTGAACTCTGCAGCCAGCTCGCCGGTGCCTGCGGATAAACGTATCTCCTGAATTACCTTCTCCAGTCGGCTTTCTCTGCACCACATGGAACACAGTCTTGCCCTATTTCTGCACAAGGAGACCAAATCAGTTGCATTCAATGTCGTTAGACGTTTTTTGAGCTGATACTTCTCCGAAGCGCTGAGCCAGTTAACGCTCTCTCCGGAGATCATGTACAGCGAGGCAAAGGCAATACGGGGAGAGAATGTGCGTCCTCGCTTGCGGTCAACGTGATTGAGTCGTCTAACGGATTCGTTGGTTATGTAAAGACGGTCTCCCTCTTTGACTGCATTCAGAAGATGCTGACTGACCAGTGAGCGAATCCTTCGATCACCTACGCCGAGTTTTTCGGCGGCCTCTTGAGTAGTCAGTAAAGTCTCTGCTGTTTCTATAGCCATATTGCAAGTATATACTCAAATATTCCGCATTGGGACTATTTGAGTATATATCGTGTAGGCATTCTGAGCCACGCTCGATTTAGCCTCCTAGCCGGTCGTAGCGAAGCCTGATTGTGGTTTAGACGCTTCGGCGTTCAAATTGCGTTTCCATATCTTCGTGGCTCATTGTGTCTAGAACGGTTTCGCGCGGCAGTTTCGATATGAGTGCCTGAGCTTCTGCGAAAGCCTCTAGCTTCGCGCGTTCGTGAGAGTTGTCCTTAATGTCTGCATCGTGTTCCGCTGTCTTCGATTTCGTGACGCTCATTGCTTTGTCCTTATTAGTCAATCCGCGGACTTCCATATGATGTCAGCAGCCCCGTCATCCTGTTTCTGCCAGCGACTTATTCCATTCAGATCCATTTCCGTCCATTCGCCGGTCGGCTCCGACTTAGCTCCACCGAACAGACTATCCATACAGGCTTGCTGGACAGATCCGTCCATTCCGCCTTCCGTGATGTGCAGCCATACGCCGTCGTGATTCACTGATCGTTTCCATGAGAACAGTTCCGGGGTCGGGTTGTTCTGTGGTGAGCAGCGCAGCCACGCTTCGTCGAGCTGGCCGGATAGGTCGGATGGCGAGTTCATGGTTTCCGTCCATTCGCCGGAGGTTGGATCCGTGGCCGGTTCTGGTGCGGTCGGGGTCTGCTCTTCGGGCTTTTCCTCGGCTGGGGTTTCTTTCTTAGGTTCGGGTGCCGGCTTCTTTTCCGTTTTCGTCTGTGTCTGTGTTTTCGTCTGCGGTGCGGCAGATTCCGGGTTGGCTGTTGGCGTTCCGCATGCGGTGGCGAGCAGGAGCAATGGGATGATGCTGGTGGCTGTGGTGGTTCTGGTCTTGGTCATGGCTGGCTCCCGTCGTTGGTGCTGTTTTCCAGTCTAGTCGGAGCGTGGTTTTGGGTGCGTTTTTCTAAAAAAATCTTACTTATTTTATGCAATCTACTTGTATATAACTTACATCTAATATAGAATCTATACTGATGAAAGAAATACAATCCAAAAAATCAAGGAGCAAAAGATGGAAAACATCGACAGCCAGCGGATCGCGATCCTCGAACAACGCCTCAACGAGCTCGAAACCCGCGTCAGCCAACTCGAAAACCCGAAGCCCGTGACTGGCGGCACCCTCAAACGCGCCATCGAAGCCCTCGCCGACAAGGTCGGCCAAATGGGCGAGACGTTCAGCAACGAGGGACGCAAGGGCCGCTACATCATCGGACACGACGGCAGGCGCCACCCCGTGTTCATCGCCGCCAGCCGCAACCTCGGCTCCGACACCGGCAAACCCATGTCCGGATGGCACTCCATCAACCCGCGCAACGCCGACACCACCCGGTTCGGCGCATACATCCTCTCCGTCGAAGACGAGCTGCGCAAGCCCGTGTTCTTCATCTTCACGCCCGAGGAGTTCCAGGCCCTGCTCGATTCGAAGAAGGCCGACAGCAAGGGCCTGCGCCACTTCTACATCAGCCGCGCCGAAGCCGGCATGGATCGGTTCGTTGACTGGCGCGACGGCGGCATGGACATGACCCAATACCGGGGCGCGTTCAACAAACTCGAATTCAACGCCTGACGGCATGCGAAAAAAACAGGGGCGGCCACCTGCCCGTGGTGAACTGCGCCCCGATTGTTGGACGCTGTTTATTAGGATACAGGCTCAGACCACGGTGGACGCTCTCCAGAATTCCTCCAGGGTGTGTCCACCGAGTCGCATCTGGCGTCGTTTGGTGTTCCAGTGGATGATGTAGTCGTCGAGCTCGGCCTTGAGCCGCTCTTACGAGTCGAATTCGCGGTCGCGGTAGAACTCGTCCTTGAGATGGCCGAACACCTGTTCGGTGGCGGCGTTGTCCAGGCAGTTGCCCTTGCGGCTCATCGACTGTCGTATGCCCAGTTCCCCGAGCCGTTCGCGCCACCACGGGTGCCGGTACTGCCATCCCATGTCCGAGTGCAATACGGGGCTTGCGCCGGCGGTCAGCCCGGAGAGCGCGGAGACCGCGTGCAGGCCGGACGGGAGCCACGGAACGCCGACACCCAGCCGGTCGCAAAGGAACGCCGCCAGCGCCGCGGCCAGGGTGATGATGAACGCGATCGCGCCGACCATCAGCAGACGGCTCGACCTGACGAAACGCATGAAACCACGCATGATTTTCCCCTCCCTCTTCCCATTCGGGATGGGTGTTTGTATCGGATGGGCACCAGCACTCCGACCTGCCCCAATGCCTCGCACAACAGGTCGTATGCGAGGAACCTCTCATATTCGTGGAGGATGCTCGGCGGCTCGTCGTACTGGCATTCGGAACCCGTCCAGCACCCGTGCAGATGCCAGTCCAATGCGGTGAACCAGCGGCCGCACGAGCATTCGTGTTTGAACGGGCGCTCCGGATCCGTGATGCCCGTATCCCGGTGCAGGATGAGCGTGGAGAGCTCTCTGGACGGAACGGACTTGCACCGAACGCGCGCACTTGACATTTTCATTACCGTTCGCCCCGTCGCGTCGGCTGTTTCCGTCGGTCTTCCTCCATCACCAGAATCGCGCCGCCGAACAGTTGGCTCCCGATAAACGAGCAGATCACGAACGCGGTAAACAGAACGACAAGAGGGGTTCCCGTCAGGAGAACACAAGCGCCGAATACCAGCGTTCCTACCGCAATCAGCAGCAGAGCCGCCCCGATCCGCGCAAACCGTATGGCATGGGCTGTGTTCCGTTCGATGAGTCTGATGACGGAATTCAGGACAAAGATGTTCTTCATGATGCGCTCCTTCACGCGTTCGTATGGTCGAGGATCCACCGGGCGATGCTTCGGGCGGTCTCCTCGGGCACGTCCACCTGCATGGAACCGTTGCCGGCCTCCATATAGAAGCGGATGAGCCCGTTGCCCGTGAGCCGGTCGACTTCCAGCAGATTGTCGGCATCCTCGGCACGGCAGTATTCGCTTGTATCGTTCTTCGCCCGTTCGCGCAGATGTTCGGGCAGATATTGGTTGGCGAGAATATCGCGGCGTAGTTCGTCGCTGTCGGTGAATTCCATCGGCTACCGTTGTAGATGACTTTGTTTTAGCTTGTCGCTAGAGCGAAGTCATCTGCATGGCCTCGTTGCCGAGGCCAGCTCCAAGACTCACACGGCTTACGCCGTCGCTTGGTTCGCGTTTCACAGGATGCCGCGTTGCCCGACGCGATGCATCGGTCCGTCTTCCGCTTCCTCCGCGCGCGTTTAACGTCTCCGGGGCACTCCCGGCGACTTGGATGTTGATGGCCGCGTTCAGGTCGCGGTCCATGTCAAGTCCGCACTCCTCGCAATGGTAGACGCGTTCGGACAGGGACAGTTTGGCTTTCACCGTCCCGCAGTTCGAACATGTCATGCTGCTTGGATACCAGCGGTCGATGACGTGGAGCCTCGCGCCGGTGCGTGCGGTCTTGTATTCGAGCTGTCGGCGGAACTCCGCGAACGCGGCGTCCTCTACCGAGCGGGCGAGCCTATGGTTTCCCACCATGCCCGCCACGTTCAAATCCTCGATGCTGATGTCCGCGTAGGCGCGGGCGAGCATGGTGGTGGTCTTGTCCAGTAGGTCGCGGCGTAGGTCCGCCACGCGGGCGTGCAGACGCGCGACCCTCGTTCTCGCCTTGCGTCGGCGGTTGGAGCCTTTCCGTTTGCGGCTCAGATTCCGTTGGGCTTTCTTCAACCGTCCGAGGTTCGATTTGAGTGCGTGCGGGTTGTGTATCACGGTGCCGTCCGACAATGTGGCGAGCTCCTTCACACCCAAGTCGATGCCGACGCTCCCGCCTTTCGGCGGCGATGGAATCGGCAGGTCGGCGCGTTCGACGGTCAGGCTGGCCTGCCAGCGTCCACCACGCTTGGATACGCTCATGCGCAGCACCTTCGCGCCGTTCGCTCGCTTGGACGCGTTCTCCATGCAGTGCACGCGGCCTATCTTCGGGAGCCGCAGCGCATAAGGGTCACAGTCAATGAGACCAAACGAGCCGGTCGTGTACGCGAATCCGGGAACCGCCTTGTCCTTGGATTTGAAGCGTGGGAAGCCCATCCTGCGGCCTTTCCGCCGCCCCTTGCGGGACCTGGAGAAGTTCTTCAGGGCGTCGGCCAATGATTCGAGGCCGCTGTTGTATGCCTCCTTGCTGTTCTCCCTCCACCATGTTTCTCCCGTGGTCTCGTCCACGGCGAGTGTGTTCTTGGCTTGGTTCCACCACCTGCGCAGGGCGTAGTGCGACCATTCGGGTTTATCGCCGCGTTCGAGCATGTCCTTGACATGAGCGAGTCCCGCGTTGTAGACGAACCGCGCCGCACCGGCATGGGACTCCAAGAGTCGTTCCTGCCGTGGCGTCGGGTCGAGCGCCACCTTGACCGCCTCAAGCATCGCGTGCCGCCTTCAACGCCGCGTCCGTCTTGCGCTTGGCTGCGCGACGCCCGTACAGCCGGGCGCAGAACGAGGTCAGCACCTCGGTCATGTCGCGCACCAGATCGTCATCCAGCTCCGTGTCGTCCACCACGATGATCCGGCGTCCCTGCGCCTTCAACGCGCTCTCCACCAGTCCCGCGTTCATACGGGCGAGCCTGTCCTTGTGCTCCACGATCAGCGTGCCCACGGTCGGGTCGGCCAACAGCCGGTTGAGCTTGCGCCGCTTGTCGTTCATGCCCGAGCCGGTCTCCGTGACCACCTCGGGGCTCTTGACGCCCATGTTGATGGCGAACGCCTTCAACCGGTCGGCCTGACGTTGCAAATCGTCCTTTTGGTCGGACGAGCTGACACGCGCGTAACACACCGTCCTGCCGTTCGCTGTGGGGGCGGCGGGCTGGTTCTCGTATTTCGGGTCGTGGATGATAATCGTGCCCGTGTTCATGCGCTCGAACGGGACGGGCATACGGTTCTCGCGACACCACTGCCACACCGTCTGCTCGTTGAAGCCCTCACGCCTCGCCCATTCCCTGACACGCATGACTTAATTATATCACACGAAAACAAACTAAAGCAAATAATCAATCTAGCAGGTTATAACCCTTTCGAATGTTTCGCGCCCGGCTTCCATACCGGTGTCCCTGGATTCACCGGGGAAACAATCATCCCTTGGTTATCGCGCAGTTCGACGTTTGTCCCGTCGATGCCCAGCGTGCCTTCGACGCGCCGCCCGTTCCGCTTCCATGAAACCCGGTAGGATCCTTTGATTCGGGGGAAACCGGACAACGGGTCCATATATCCGGGTTCGGCGATCGCGAGACCATCGAGATTCCACACGTCGCCCACATACTCGTCCATGGTCTTCGGCTTCGGGCCTCGGGGGTTCCAGTTCTCGGCCGGGGACATGAGCGCGAGGGCGACGAACGGCAGCAGCACCGATGCGCCGACGAGCCTGACCTCGTCCATCGTGAGATTAGGAAAGCCGTTCCGTGCCATCACCAGGCAATAGGCATACGCCATGAGCGGAATGTCCGCGAGGAAGGCATACCAACCGAGAGCATTCAGGACCCTCAACAGCAATGGCATCCGCGAATGGTCCACCGCCTGAGCGTATTCGACAAGCTCCATCAGCTGAACCTCCAATGCAGTTCGTGCTGGTTTCGCTGACCGATGAGCTGTACCTTGACTTCGATTATCCTAGTTTCCATGTCTTGGGTTTTCTTCTCTACGAGATTGCTAATGCCGGATTTTCTTGTCACCAGCTGCCGGTTGCTCCGCTGCCAGTGGATGTGCCTCCGCCGAATGATGAAGAGCTGTCGAAGGATGGTGATGGGCCCGTATAAGGCCAGGAGTCATCGTTGATGGAATCATTTTCGGAGGAACGATCGTGCTCCTGTCTGTCCGGTCTCGATGCAAGCGAGACGGCTTGGGTGAGGATTATCGCGTCCCGAGCATCGAATCCACGAGAGGGTGCGGCTTCTGCAATATAGGATGAGCCAAGCGGTGCTCGGCCGGTGTCCGGCTCGGAATGGTCCCGCTGCGCGTTGTCTAGTTCGGAATAATCCGTTTGTTCACTCTTGTCATCTGACTGCAATCCCCATATCAGCAAGAGCACCGAGCCGACCACAACAATCACCACGCCGAGAACCCCGGTCCATGCCGGCATTGGTGCGGGGGTTGTAGCCGACGTTGATGCGGATGAAATCTCGGGCATGTCTTGCACTGTTGAAGCGATATTGTCCAGGACTTTGCTGATGCCGGCGTTCCAGTATGATTTCTTATAGTTCGCATGCCCGGAGTTGATGATGCTCTCGCACGTGGATTGGTTGAATGTCTGTCCAATCCCCGTGCCGACGGTTAGCCGGTCCTTATGGTCCTTGATGGACAGCAGGTATACGAGGCCTGTGTTCTTGCCTTTCATGCCGGGTTTGTACCGGTCGAACAGTTCCTTCGCCTTCCGTTCGATGGGCACACCATCCAAAGTGGAGACGGTGACGACGAGCAGCTGCGGCTTGTCCTCACGTGACTCCCACGACTTATTCAGGTCGTAAACATGTTTTTCAGTTTCAGCGCTGAGTACGTTCGCCTGATCCTGCACGAAGATATTGCCAGCAGAATCGTTCTTCGGAACATACGTATCATCGGTTGCGGCCAATGCCGGCATGGAAATGCCGGCCATGATGAACAGTGTGGCGATGGCCGCGATGATTCCGTTAACCAGTTTGCCCATCAGGTTTCCCCTCGATATGCCTCTTGTTCCAAAACCCGCAGAAAATCTCATATAGCCACCACCTGTGGTCTCTCGCGACTCGTGGATTCCCAGATTCCCATCCGAGCCCACGGCATGCCGGTGTATTTGGATGAAAATATGTCCAGTTCTGCCCATGCGGACCATTGCTCCCGGTCTGGAACCAGTTGGACGGACAGGATAATCGGGATACGGGCGTCACTCTCCCTTACCGTCTCCATCAAAGCTGAATCGTCTTCAAGACCCGGATTCACATGGTCGATAATCAGAAAGGAATCCGGCTCTTCCAAGATGGACGTGGGATCGTTCACCGGAATCACACCTTGCACGGGCTTGGTATAACCTCGATCCACATACCCGTCAAACATATAGACCCGTTGCCCCATTTCGTTGAGACCAGGTATCAGGGTGTGTGTCAGCCACCAGGTCTTGCCGCATCCCGCGCCACCCGTCACCAGTAGGTTCCCATCGGAAACCGGGTTCCATGTCGCAACGCCATCATCGACCAATCCGATTGTGAGGCTTTTCACCATGCGCAGCTCACCTCCATCCAGATAAGCCCGCGCCCGTCCACAATCGATTTGAACTCGTCTATCCGCCAGCGGAGCGCGGCCGAATCGACCTTGAATGATTCAAGCCCGCCGTCGCGCAACGATTCGAACAACGCGTCGGCCTCGGCCCGGGTTCCGAACGGTTCCGGCCATGCGACCCATCGGCCGGGGTGGCATGGCAGCCAGCGTGCCAGCTCTTCGTATTCCTCCTCGTTCAATTTTCTGTCTCCTTATCCGCCGGATGCCGGATACCGGCCTCTCGATCCAACCTGTTGACAATGTCCTGCATGCCCGGGTGGTACCGTTCGATCAGGAGCAGTCCCCGATGATGGTCGTTGCGAATCGAAACCCATGTTGGGCAATAGCCCAAGAACTCGTCGGCCTGCTCGTTCAGCTTCAGCATCCCATTCCGACGTATGATCGTGTAGCCTTTCGAAGACACGGTGAATATGACCGGCTTGGACCATGGAAGACCGACCCCGAAAATCGAATCCATACAAACCTGCGCATTCCAGAATTCCGGGACCCCCGGAAGGTCTTCAGGCATCCAAAGCGCAACTATGACAAGAAGAAAAGCGCCTGAGACTAAACCAATGCAGAGCGCGAGTGCGGAATTATCCGGATCCGCTTGGGAAGGCAATACCGCCAAACGCTTTTCCCAGAACGATGGGGGAATCCGTATGGACAGGATGATGACCCATATCTGGCCCAGTACAAACAGCAGGCGCGATACCGAACCGACGATTTCCGAACCGGACAGAGCTTGTATCAGCAATGCCATGACATCATATCTGACGATAACAAAATCGAGGACGAGCAGCGATAGCACTACTGCCGTAATCAGCGTATAAACGGCGATTCCGACAGCCCATTCCCCGATCGTCCGACCCCACAGCATGAACGCGGGGGCGATGGCAGCGCAGACGACTATCGTCAACGCGACGATATGGGGCGGATCAATTCCTTTTCTCATCATGTTTCTCATTCTTGTGGTCGCGGACGATGAGGATCATCCAGCCGAAGCACGGGAGCATCCGGTATTCGCCGGACCGGGTCAGCGCGGCCGCCAGGCGTTCCGCGCCGGGGCGGGTGGTCCATTCCCTTGAATCCTCGTCGTAGTCCTCGGCGATCCAACCCTTCTTCAACAGGCCGTAATGCGCCTTCTTCCACGCCCAGCTGACGATCGCGCCGAACAGGCTGCCGGCCAGCCAGAGCAATAGGATTCCCAATACGATCGCGAACGGGGTGAGCACTCCCAGCCAGTAACCGGACATCAGACGCGCCCCAACCGGTGCAGGGCCTCCGCCGCATGGATGCGCGCCCATTCCATGTCGGAACCAGCTTGCGCGTTCCCGGGCGTCATCTGTTTAAGTAGCCGCTTACGGTCGAAGCCTGGCTGAAATGACCTGTCCCACGAGCTTGTGTACTTCCTTGAATTCCTCCAAAGCGTCAATTTTTGTCCTTTGATATTGGCTCTTCCGGGTCGTAACCCATGAGCCTGCCGATTAGATAGAAGATGCCTGTGGGTATCAGTAGCACTAAGAAAGTGACGGCTGCGGAATATGATGTCGCGTACATCACTCGAATATCGAATAGGAACCGCAGTAGCAGGGCTCCGCCCATGGTGGACAACGCTCCGAAAGCCATGATGAGGAACATTATTGCGATGCTTATCGGCACGATTCCGTGTTGTTCCTTCGGTTGCTTTCTGCTCATAATTTGGGGCCTACTATTCTTTCGATGGCTGACAGCAATACCGGGCGATGGCAGCCATCGTACCGAACATGAAGACAGGGGCGGACGTGAAAAATCAGGTCGCAGATCACGGTCAGATAAGCAATCCAGTTCACTGTTCCCTGCCCTTCAAATGCCGGCATGGTTTTAACCTGTTAATGAAATTGATGGCCCACTGTTCCGCTTTTTCCTGATCGTCGAAACTCTGGTGGATGACCGTATGGTTCCTCACCTGCAGGGTCTCCAACTGTGTCGTTTCAGCGGGAAGCTGGTAGGTGAATGGAATCTGCAGGGTCACATCCAGGCGTAGCCGTGACGTGATACGAGTGATTCTCGCGCCGACCCCCTCCGGCCCGTCTTCGAGATGTTCTTGGAGGGTGAAGTATTTGTGGTCCTCTCGTTCGAATCTCAATGTTTGGATCCTTTCGTATCCGTCTGGTCATGCTTGTCCGCGATACTGCTGCAACCGCAGAGCACGACTGCGCAGATGATGCAGATGATGATTATGAGAACGGTGCCGGAATCTACTCCCATGTGGACGCAGTCTTTCTAAGTGGGTTGAGACAGGCGGG